GCGTCTGCGATTCCTCAAGGTACTGATACTGCTTATCCGCATCACTCAACGGGAATGTGGTGATGTTAGGTGGTGTCACTCCAGCTTCGTGAAAAGTGAAGAATGCCTTACCTGCATTACGCGCACCCGATGCGTGACGATTCCATTCCGCGATGATCTCGCGCTTGGTTTCGGGATCAGGAACGCCATTGAATTGCGATATGATGAATGAAGGGAAGAATCCATTCATAATGTTATTGACATGATAGATACCTATCTGCCGCGCCAATTCGATGTAATTAACAACGCTGAAGTAGTCGGGTTTACCATAATACTGACTGCCTGCGCGATTGGCGAAATGGAAGTACACTTGTCGCGGTTCATCACCAGCAGTCGCTTCATTGAAGCGAGGAATGAACATCGGCTCACATCCTTTCTTCCGATAGTTTGCCCAATCCTTTGAATACCAAATGCCCGTCACCTCATCGGTTTCATCAACAATAGACAAGCGACAATTCTCAAACGGCAGATGGTTGATCTGCGCTACAGTTGTGCGGTCATTGCTCCATATCACTTCCAAATAAAAGCCACCTTGCACCTTCAAATCAAATGCGGTGCGATCTAATTTCTTATCGCCAAACATCGCGACAACTGATGCATCGCCAGTCAATCCATCACCTGCTATCATCTTGCTTATCGATGTGCAGAGAGGTCCGTGAATGGGCGCGGTTTCATACAAATCAATGATGTATTTCGGGAAGAGGTTATCGTCACCATACTTCACCCATCCACCGCGATCTTCCTTCTCGCTTGCGCTGACTGGTGTGTAGTCAGCAAGCTGAACACGATGAACTTTGTTGATTTCGTTGTTATCCATTGTAAACAATAGTTGTGTCAGCAGTCATATCCGGCTGCGTGAAATATGATGTGTTGTCGCTTATCACTCCCCATCCCTTCTCCACCAATCCCACCACCGCGACATTTTCGGGATCAGTATTATTCGCGCTATTCTGACCATACACCTCGTATCGATAACGCCCCGGAACGGTGATGCCAACGGTTGTCACTTCCAACTTTGTGATGCGGTCATTCTCATAGTCAATCACCGCCACCTGCGCGAGAGTTTCAGGTACATCATTCAAATGCGCCTCGCGCGTCAACACAAGCAGATAGTGAGTGAATGCACCGGGCAATCCTGCGCGTGCCTCTTTCAATGTCAGATATAAATCCTGACTTGCGGTGTTGGTAACGAGATATATCATCGATTCAAAATTAAACCAAAAGAGCGGGCAAATGCCCGCCCCTTTGAAAGATATATTGATAAGGCAGATTAGCTATTGCTGCCGTATGCGGGAGATACGGTGATGCCTGCAAAGTTATCAAATGGCTCGGTGGTGAATGCCTCAAGGTGTTCAGCTGGCTCACGCTCTTCTGCAGTTGCCACGAGAGAGTAACCATTCTGATCGCCTTTCGCTTGACCAGTCTGCGCGGTCACGGCAATGGTGCATCCCTCTTGCCTTCCCATACACAAGATGTTATCATTGCTATCGCGCACGAAGATGATCGGTGTTGAACGCGCAACATTGTCGAGATTTTTGCGCGTCACAGGATCGAGTGTGCGAATGATAGCATTGAGCGTCTGAAGATAGAAGAGAGTACCTGTGGTTTCATCCGGTGTGCCTACATCGGTGAACGATGATGATCCGCGACCTACTTCAAATCGGTAAAGTGTGGCAGTAGGCAGACCATCAATCTCTTCAGTAGATGGATCGATTGTGATGCCTGTCTGAAAATCTGCACGATTACCAATGAGAAATTCCTTGATGCCACCAAGTGCTTCCTTGCAGCCAAGCGTTTTACCTGCGGTGATTAAACAACTCATTGTGATTTGTAATTAAAAGTTAAGGTGAGGAGGTGTTACCCTCCCCACCTATTGATTCATTGATTAAGACAGACCAGGACCGTAGGCAGCGATTTCATTTCCGAAACCGTACTGCGCACCAGCGAGGAACTTCGCGCTGAAGCGTACATTCTCTTCTGCCCATTGCTCCATATCCACTACCTGAATTGAGTTCCAATCAGACAGGAGGTTAGTACCGAACCACAAGTTGCTCTTCTGCGAAACAATCATTGTGTTGTCAGGCATACCCGGACAAATCGCGATGTCGTAGATGCCCATAAAGGTCGGCTCAACAGCAGGTCCTGCGTAAGTGTACCATCCATTACCAGCGGCAGCGTTAGCTTGACGATAGAGGTGGAAAGTTTTCTTATTCATATAGAGCAGCGGCTTCTCTGTTGAGTTCTCAACGGCAGTTGGAACTTCAGCGAGGAGCAACTCGATCTTCGCGATGATGTTGCCTGATGTCAGAGCAACTGGAGATGACACGAAGTTCACGGTGTTATCCGCATCAATCTGCGTGATAAGACCATCGTATTCACCAGTATTGCCATTAACACCTGACCAAAGAAGAGTTTCGTTTTTGGCGGCGATACCTGCGAGCATATTGGCTACGAGAGTATCTACGAGCGCACCTTCCAAACGACCATTCTGCGCATCGTTAGCTGCCCAGTCGGTGAGGAAGTCCTTCTTGCAAAGTTCGCGCTGAACTTGGAACTTCTCAAGTGTTAACACGCGCTCGGTGATGGTCACCGTGCCTGTTGGTGTGAAGTCGCAAGTCGGTGCTGCGAAAGTTACAGTATCAACGAGCTTCTTAACTACTGCTTTGTAGTCGATGTTCTCCTTGACGGTTACATACTGAAGTGATTCGTTGGCAAGGAATGCCTGACGAATATACTCACCCGCATATTTACCAGCATAGGTAGTGGTGAGTGAAGTGGTAGTTGCCATTTCTATTGATTAATTTAGGTGAGTTACTAATTTGCCTTGCGAAGTCCTGCGAAGATTTTCCGCGCGATAGGATTCTCAAGAGTTTTTGGAAGATCGATAACATCATTCTGCGGTGCAGCAGCGAGAGCAGCCTTCTTCACCGATGGTGCAGCAGGTTGCTTGCTCAATTCAGCCACCTTCGCCTTCTGCTCGGTCAGCAGTTTATTAACCGCAGCGAGTTCGGTGTCTTTGGTGTTGATTTTGGATTCAAGGTCAGAGATGCGCTGCGCAAGTTGCTCGATGATGGATGACATTTCTTCTTCTGCCATCTTCTTTTCTTCCTCATCCTTTTTCGCTTCAACTGCAACCTCTTCCATTTCGGTGATTTTGCCACCGCTGACGGAAATCGTCATCGTGCCATCTGCAATTACATATTCACCATCAGGCATTGCAACTGGATTTCCTTCGGCATCATTGTAGAATACCTCTGAACCAATGGCTAATTCTGCATCCGGTGACATAATCTCCACTCCATCGCTGGTAGTGGCTTTGGCGATGAACTCTACCTTTGCGGCAGCAGCTTCATCAACCGATAGCTTCACGCCATATTTGACGAGAATGCTATTGATCTGCTCCTTAATGTTCATTATTGTGAGTGTTTATGTACTATTATAGAAAAATCAACCCCTGATTTGGTGGTATATAATTTTCTTTATACTTTTGCTATAAACCAACAAACACAAACACAATGGAAAAAAGGCACATTAAGCAATTCGACCAAATGATTTATGATGCAGCGTGCTGCGCTATGACCGATGGCAAGCATCACGCGACTGAAATCATTGGTGATGATGACTATGAAGTTGAACTTATCATCAATGGATATGATGTTAAAATCATACAAGCGGATGTCTATAATTGGGCAACTGAACAAGTCGAGGAATTGCCGTATAATTACATCAAAGATTGGGAGAGCGAAATAAGTCAGATGGTCTATGAGTGCAAGAATCACGATAGTTTCGGCTATGAATAACCGACCAAACATTAGTCGGATACTTATTAACACACATAAACGATTACAAGCCGATGTCAATGATGACATCGGTTTTTTTGTGGGCGTTACTGAACAATGCGACATCGACCTCTGCGAGCAGCACGGAGTGAGTTATGTTATCCAGCCGAATGATCCGCGTCAGAAATTCAATGCCGCCCTCGCGATGGCATATGACAAAGGTTATGACGCATTCCTTATTATGGGCGATGATGATTCCATCAGCACCGATGGTTTCATCTTTGCGCGTGATGCCATTGAATCAGGAGGGCAGTATGTCGGGTTCAAAAAAAACTATTTCTGCGATTTGCTGCGCCACAAATCGATGATGCATACACAACCTTATGTTGTGGATAAGCTGATTGGCGCAGGTAGAATGCTCTCACGATTTGCCGTTGAATCACTCACGCGCAGAGCAGTTATCAGTTGGCGCAAGGTGCATCTGCATTACCAACTTGGCGATGAGATAGAGGTGAGTGAGCGCACCGCTGAATACTTACAAGGGTATGGATATGCGAAAATAAAAGAGCGAAAGCAAGGCGCATTGTGGCAACCAGGAAGAGCGAGAGGATTGGACCACGATAGTGAACTGCATCTTGTGATGAATGGATTTACGCCCATTGCCGTTGATGATAAGCGAATACATATCACCGATTTCAAGAGCAATCCACAAGTTAACATTTGGTCCTACTCAATACTTGAAGAGAAATGCCGCGTTGTTAAATACGAAGATGCGATGTGGTTCTTGAGTGAAGAGGAATTGAATTACATTCGCACCGTCTAGTCATTGTTTTGTTTTAGTTTGGTTATGAAAGAAGATGCCCGCTAACGAGCGGGCATTTTCATTATTGAATTGGTTTACGCGGTAATCGCCACGCTCTGCCGCACGGATCATCCGCATCGCATCCCTGCACTACCCAATATCCTGATGTAGTGAAATTCTTTCCTTGCGCTGGAGTTTCCTCAATCTGACATTCAATCGTCACATATTCACGCGATGAATCCCAAGTGAATGTTTGTGCATTCACCTCTGAATAGGCAGCACCTTGCCGCAATTCGCAAAGTCCAAAGTTACCTGCTTCATAACCGCCACTCGTTGCATTGGTAGCGGTGCAATCGTTGTATAATTTCCAACGCACTACATACGACACACCAGTCTTGTTGTAACTCGTCACAAGATTACCATACCCACTCGTCATCGGTAACATATTCACATAGGTCTGCGCGGTGAATGTGTTGGGTGCGGTGCGATTAACCAACACAAATACGCTTGTGATATGCGTCTGCGGATTGCGTGCAGAGCCATAGTAATAATCGGTGTCGGCATTCCACAACTGATCAACGGTGATGCCTCCAATCGCGGCAAGCTGCGCTGCGGTGTAGGTTATCCATTTGCGATTCACCAGCAATTTATACGATGAAGTTTCAGCGCGAATGGCGATGGTCCACAACCCTTGAGCATCTCGTGTCATCCGCATCGTTGATGGATCGATGTGATATGCCACGCCATTGTAAGTAAAATCAATGGCTGCCTTTGTGAACAACAATGTCCCATCCGATTGCTTGCCTTGAAAGACATATCCATTCTCGTGTATCTGTCCGTGCAGATAGTTGAGTGCGTATGCGCTGAATCCGGGTGTGGTGGTTGATGTTATCAACTTGCCCGAACTGATGCGCATTGTGTTCACTCGCTGACTTGTCAACACAATGTGCTTGACCTCATCGAGCG